GCAACCATTAATTTCTAATGCACACCCATTACAAAACGGCGGTTCAGGTTCTAACAGACCTGCTACTTACGCTGACTTATCTGAGACATCATTAGAAACAGCATTAATTGATATTGCTGGTCTAACAGATGACAAAGGTGTGCCAGCTGCAATTCAAGGTAGAACCTTACACATCCCAAGACAATTAGTATTTGTTGCCGAGAGATTAATGAAATCTCCAAACAGAGTAGCAACTGCTGACAATGATATCAATGCTATCAACTCTATGGGTATGCTTCCTGGTGGATACTATGTGAACCACAGATTCACAGACACTGATGCATTCTTCATTAGAACTGATGCTCCTAACGGTATCAAAATGTTCAACAGAGCAGCTATGAATACTAAGATGGAAGGTGACTTTGAAACAGGTAATGTACGATACAAAGCCAGAGAAAGATACAGCTTCGGTTGGTCTGACTGGAGAAGTGTCTACGGAAACCAAGGTGCTTAATCACTAATTCGGATAGGGGGTTTACCATAAAGGTGCCCCCTTCCCTAAAACAATAAAACCATAGACTGCACAGCAGACTATATGAAAGGATTATAGACTATGGGAACAACAACTTTTTCAGGACCAGTAAACACACAAAGTGTAATTGGTCTTAACGTATACACAGTGGCTACTGCACCAGATGGTGTAGAAGGTCAGATTGCGTATTTTTCAAACGGAGCTGCTGGTTCAGCAATCCTAGCTTTTTATGATGGAGCTAATTGGAAAAGATGTGACACTGGTGCTACAATAGCAGCATCTTAATTTTAACGGGGGAGGTAACTCCCCCACAACAAGGAGTTTATAAATGGTAAGATCAGATTTAAGACCTGTAACCAGAACAACAGACGGTCGTGTGACTTACACTGATGGTGGTTCAGACCATGTAGGAAGAACAAGACTGCAGGGTATGATTATAGCTAATGATGGTGTGGGTGCAGGTAGTGTAGTTTTCTATGACAATACAGCTGCAACAGGTACAGCTTTATTAACTATTGACGTACCACAAGGTGATGTAATGAATATTGGATTACCAGATGCAGGTGTTCTTTTTAAAACAGGAATTTACGTAGACCTAACAAACATTTCACGAGTAACTTTATTCGTTCAGTAAGGGGGGCACGTGGCAACTTCTGGCACATACACGTTCAGTCTTGACATAGCTGAAATAATACAAGAGGCGCACGAGCGCGTCGGATTAGAACTCAAGTCGGGTTACGACTTAGTAACAGCTAGACGTTCGCTCAACTTACTTCTAACTAAATGGGTTAATGAAGGTGTGAATTTATTCACTCTTGATTTAACAACAATTAATCTTACACAAAATCAATCTACATTTTCTATTGGTTCAAATCAATATCTTGATATATTAGATGCTAGTGTACGTGACACTAACAGCACACCTTCAACAGATACAGCTTGTGAAAGAATCAGTTTATCTGAATATTTAAACTACCCAAACAAATCTACAAAAGGCAAGCCTGTTCAATATGCAGTTGAACGTAACAGCCAGTATGATTCCTCAGGCGTAGCATCTCACACAGGATATTTATTTCCTGTACCTGATCAAACATATTATCAATTACTTTGCTGGACTATTAGATATCCGCAAGATGTAACAGATACATATACACAAAACCCAGATATCCCTAGAAGATATTTACCAGCATTAATTAGTGGGCTAGCTTTTGAAATAGCTAATAAAAATCCTGCTAAAGTAGATGCCGCTAGACGTGGTGAATTGAAATCTATTTATGTGGAAGAGTGGCAGTTTGCAAAAGAAGAGGATAGAGAAAGAGCAAGTTTTTATATTCAACCTAAGATTCGCGGGTACTAAGGGCGATGGCTAAAAGAGCTTCAGGTAAATATGCATATCTGATAGACGATCGTTCTGGCAGGAAGATACGATACAAAGATGCGCGAACAGAGTGGAATGGGCTTCGAGTTTACAAAAAAGATTGGGAGCCCAAACACCCGCAACTCACACCACCTAAGCTCGGACCCGAAGCAACATCATTAGAAAATCCTAGACCTGATAGTGACAACGTACCTACAACAGTACGTTTTGGTATCTATGGTTCTGGGTATTCACCACCAGCACAAGTAGCATTTGGATCTATAAGTATCGCAGTTAGAGAAGAAGCAGATTCTTTAATAATGCAAACTGCTTTTAGCATCCCAACAATTGCCACAGGTTACACACTTATAGGTGAAGCACTATCTTCTACACGTGGTTCCGTGACTATCAATACTGCAGAGGATGCGGATTCACAATTATTACAAACAGCACTCGGTTCATTTAGTTTCAGTGCGCAAGAAAACGTGGCTGGTCAGTCAGCGACTACAGCAAAAGGTAGTCCAACATTTAGTGCTAGCTCAACCGCTGATCCAACAGGACAATCTTTAGCTTCAGCGCACGGAGCTGCAGGATTAAATTTTAGTGGTACTGAAGTACCTGCTGGTCAAGAATTAACATCTGGTATAGGCTCTTTAACATTCCAATCCAGTTCTACAATAACATCACCAAATCAATCAGCTACAACTGGCATCGGCACTCCAACAATTAATACAGGAGAAGACGTGAACGGGTTGCAACTTTCAACAGGATTTGGTACAATATCAATTGCAATAGACAACACAGGATGGGGTGCAGATTCCTGGGGTGCTAATGCTTGGGGTACATAATGGGATTAACATATAATCAACTTAAACAAAACGTACAAGATTGGCTAGAAAATTCAGCCGTATCTTTTACAACAGCAACAGGTAGCGGTAAAGCTCCTATTGATTTGTGTATTGAATTAGCTGAATTACGTATAGCAAAAGAGACAGACCTTACTGCCTTCAGAAAAATTTCAACACTATCCTTGACAGGGGGCACGGCAACAGTAGCAGTACCTTCTGACATGGTTATACCAAGATACTTAAGGATTCTGAATGGAGATTTCTTATTAGATAAAGATGAATCATTTATCAAAGAGTACAATAAGAATCCGTCGAGTACGGGCACAGTTAAATACTATGCCTTAAATCAAACTGGAACAACATATACAAGTGGAAATCGACAAACTAATTTCTTGTTTGGACCAACTCCAGCCCTTGCAACAACAGTAGAAATAGGGTATACTATTAGAGTTCCAGGGTTATCATCAAGTAATCAAAACACTTATCTAGGTGATAATGCCCCAGACGCCATACTATACGGTACACTGATTGAAGCTATAGGATATATGAAAGAGACACCTCAAGTAATAGAACTATGGCAAGGTTATTACAATCGGGCAATCCAAACATTGGCGAATGAGGAACAAGTAAGAATGCGAAATGATGAGTTTCGTAATGGTGAACTAAGAACAATGCAGAGAGGACAATAAAGCATGGCAATTACATCAGCAATATGTAATAGCTTTAAACAAGAGATTTTACAAAGTAAACACGACCTAACTAATGGTTCAGGTAATACTTTTAAGATTGCTCTGATTAAAGCTCAATCAGCCCAAAGCGGTACTTATGGCGCCTCGACCACAAATTACACAGACGTAACTGGAAACAGTGATGAGCTAGCTAATGGTAGTGGATATACTACAGGTGGTAACACTTTAGTAAGTGTAACTCCTACATTAGATGGATCAACAGCAGTTTGTGATTTTGCTAATACATCATGGTCAAGTGCTACATTTACTACAAGAGGTTGTATAATTTATAACACAGACGATTCTAACTCAGCCTTAATGGTGTTAGATTTCGGAGCAGATTATTCGGTTTCTAATGGTACATTTACCATTGAGTTTCCAACAGCAGACGCAAGTAACGCAATTATAAGGATTAGTTAATGGCATCTACCTGGAGTAACGGTGGTTTAAACTTACGTTTAATGACCACAGGTGAGAACGATAACACCTGGGGAGATCAAACGAATGATAACTTAAAACGTCTTGAGAACAAGATTACAGGTTATGCTTCTGTTTCATTATCAGGTACAACACACACATTAACATTTACTACTGACCCCACTTCTTACACTGACGAAGATGGAAGAAACTTTGTCCTTAACTTCGGAGGTTCACCAGGGGGCACTTGTACGGTTACCATACCTGCACTAGAAACAGTGTACATGGTGCTGAACAATACAGCAGATAGTAATGACATAATCCTAACAACTGGTAGTGGTACAACATTTACTGTACCTGCTGGGCGTGACGCGTTTGTTTATTCGGATGGTACTAATGTAGCTAATGCATTAGCTGACCTCCAAGTTACAACAGTAAATGGTACAGATTTAACAACTGTTCCATCAAGTGGATTCGTAATCGCAATGGCGATTGCATTATAAAGGAGTAAGGAATGGCACAAAATTTTAGAAGATATACTTCTAACGCGGTAGGAACTTCCGCAGCTACCCTCTTTACTGCAAACTCATATGATACTGTAGTTGGAATCTCAGTCGCAAATATTACATCTAGCGCTATTAACGTAGATGTATATATTAATGACGCAAGTAATGATATTTACTTGGTCAAAGATGCGCCGATTCCTGCAGGTTCATCTTTGCAGGTATTAGACGGTGGCGCGAAATTCGTAGTCCAATCGGGCGATGCATTAAAAGTAATTTCTGATACAGCATCTTCAGCTGACGTATGGGTTTCAGCAGTAGATGATATATCAACATAAGGAGTAAGAATTGAGTTATATAGGGAATCAACCAGCCGAGAAGTATACAACCTTCTCTGTTCAGCACTTTACAACTAGTGCTACAACTACATATACGCTTGATCACCCTGTAGCAAATGAAAACGAGATTGCTCTTTTCATCAATAACGTACGCCAAGAGCCTGGGTCATCTTATGCTTATACAGCAGACGGAACTAACCTAGTGTTATCAGCAGCAACTGCTGGAACTGATACAATGTATTGCGTATTTATTGGTAAAGCAGTACAAACAATTACACCAGGTGCTAACAGTATTACTGCTAACATGTTTAACAGTAACACATCATTTGAATTTCCAACACAACTATATGTAGCTGAAGCAACATTAACTGATGGAGCAACGATCAGTTGGAACTTAGAAACACAACAAGTAGCTAAAGTAACTCTAGGTGGTAACAGAACACTAGCGGCTCCAACCAATCAAAATGCTGGAGGCTTTTATGGTCTAATGATTATTCAAGATGGTACAGGATCTAGAACTCTTAGCTTCAATACTGTATACAAGTTTACTAATGGTATAGCTCCTACATTAAGTACGGCAGCTGCCGCAAAAGATATTCTAGTATTTAGAAGCGATGGTACAAATTTATATGAAGTAGGAAGGAGCGTCAACGTAAGCTAATGTTTGCTCTAGTAGAAAATAATCAATTCGTTAAGACAGTATCTTCTAGCAAAGGGATTGAACTTAACGGTGTGCAATATCCTAAAACAATTTTCACATTATGGACTGAAGCAGAAAGGAATGCGATAGGACTTTATGAGATCAATGTTAATTCGGAAAACAAAAAGGATGAAGCGTATTACATTAATACGAACATCACATACTCTTTTAACGGTGGGACTGTTACTGGTTCTTACGGTACTTCTACCGCTAAACCTTTAACTAATATTTTATTTACTGAAGAAGATGAGATTCCTTCTGATAAAGTCGTGGGTGATATCAAACAGTATGGATTAAAAGAACAAAAGATTTCTATTATTAAAAAACAAGCAGCGAGCTTATTGACTACAACAGATTGGCATGTAGTTAAAGCAGCAGAAATTGCAGAGTATTCTGTACCTACAGATATCTCTACATACAGAGCTGCAGTTCGTACAGCATCTAATGATATGGAAACAAAGATCAATGCCGTAGCAGATGTAGATGCGCTGAAAACTTTATACGAATACACAGA